CCGACATCCAAAGCACACTGCTCAAAGATAGGAACAAGCGCGGGGGGACAAGGGAACATCAGATCGTCACCATTGATGATGACCATCGATTTGATTAGTTCCACTTCGTCGCTATCCGCGAGTATGCCCAGTTTCAACCCTTGTGATAGACATTTCAAAACGCCTGCATAATTAATCATGCACAAGAGAGGAAAAGATAACGGATGGCCCATGAGCTGGCCATTTGTTTGCTGAACCGCTTCAGCAATTCCCTCGAAGAGATGTCGATCCTCGTCCTTGACGTCATCGAGAATCTTGTCGTACTGGATCTGGGTGCCATTCAGATCGTGAGGCACCTCAAGCTTCATAATACGCTCGACTTCCTTGACAGCAGTCAGAGACGATTCCAGGTTAAGCTTGTCGGTTGCGGCCTCGTAATCAATCGAGTTCCACACCCAGCTTTTGTACCTGGCCTCCGCCGGTAACGCAAATTTTTCAACTCTGCGTTCCCATCCAACCTTCATCGTCGACATGGGAGATTTCTTCCAAAAATCGATTAGTTGAGACTGTATGGGTGTCAGAAAGGTATTAAGATCGCCGTCTCCGACGGAAATCGCTCGAAACTTCCCCGGCTCCGCTATGAAGCGAGCTGAGACGAAGCGCTTGACTCCTTGCGCCTCCATTTCGATTACCTTAGCCTGACACTTGGCGAAAACATCCTTCTTGAAGCGAGCAGACAACGCTGCTATGCTCCTGAGGGACCCCTTCGGGCAAACGCGCCCCATATTGAGGAGCAGCCCGTCAGGGTTCGCTAGCTCACTGGCTGAGATGCCGGTTCCTGCAACTTGCGCAAAGACCCCTCCTTTCTCTCGAGAGTGAGTGTTCGACGCATGCCTGGAAATCTTGACGGAAGATAACACACTGTCAGGCTGTACTATTTCTTGTACTGCCTTTCTAATGTGATTCACTGTCGTAAAATCCAAAGGAGCCTTGACTGCTGTCAAATTGGCTTGATGAGAGCGAACCGACTTCGCGAGTGTAAACTCCGAAGCTCTGGCCCAGCCTCTCTTGCACAGCAGGAACGACGCGCAAATACCTAGCGACGAGCAACAACCTTTGAGGGAGTTGTTCTTGCTGGGCTTGCACTTCGCAACTGTTCTGTACAGCCAACGGCTGATGATTCCGCTAAACAACGGTCTCATCCCAACCATAGATGCTGGAAGCGCAAGGATCACATGACCCGAGCCGCAACCAACATCGCCTACTGCACGTTGTTCAAGAACGGCGACGTGGTACTTCACCACAGTCCAATGTTCATCAACGTGCCAATCCAACGTGCACAAGAACTCAATCGATCCAACGAATGACCGTTCAAATTCTCGCCACTGTCCGTCAACACCCCAATTTCTCTTTGAAACCCGATCTCGAACCGGGGGGGTCGTCGTCGACGAGGTACGATCACTATCACTCTTGCCACCAGACACACAAAACGGTCTGGGGGCGGCGTGATGGGCGTGCTTCGCTTTCCGCGCGTCATACAAGACTGCGCAGGGCGTTGCTAATGATCGCACCATTGCCTTGAATCCTGGATATTTCTCATTGAAAGAGTTGTCCAGTGTGAAATGCTCGGCTACTGCATTCCACAATCTTCGCACAACAGGATGTTTGCCCTCAAACATCCATTCTTCGTCATGCGATCCGCACTGTACGGCCACAGGTCTCGGTGCTTTTCGCGCTGCTTGGGGATGAGACATTCTTGCTCCCAAGCGAATAAGGCAGGCTAGTTATCAAAATACGTAAC